GCTATTGTTAATATAAATAATACTGTTATGGCTTTGACTAATACCTTTCAATATTTTGAGTATTGTGCAGAAATACCACAATCAACAACAAGAGAGCGTACAGTTTCGGAGAAGTTGCAGTATTTAAAGAAGAAAGAGAGTGAGCTTGGAGAGGGTGAGTTTATAATGGCTAGACATTGCGAACATGAAGAGGGTTATTATTGTTTAAATAAAGAAATATATATTGATTTTCTTGCCCACAACAAATACACATTTGCAATCCTAAAATCAGACGACTCAATAGAAGAGTTTGAGATTCCAGAAATTGAGGAGGAGTTATGAGTACGTTAATTATGATGTTTATAGCTGGAGCTTTTACTGGTAATGTGGTTAATGCTGCTAATCACTATGACAAGGATAGTAACAAGGTTATCTATGAAAAACCAAAAGAGTATAAGCCTAAGAAGAGCAAGAAGAAGCCGACTATTTTTGGTTATGAGATTGAAAAGGTTAAATTGAGATGAGCGATAAGAAATTAAAAGTAACAAGAGGCATCACAGGCAGTTTTGAAAAGGTTGTTAGTGAAAGTGTTAAAATTATGAGAGAAAAGAGGTTTAAAAAAGATGAGTGAGAAGCACGCAGGAGGGAGACCTCCAAAGTTTGAGAGTGTTGAAGAACTAGAAAAAGCTATTGATGTATATTTTAGTGAAAATGTAAATTATTCTATATCAGAGTTGGCTTATGAATTAGGGTTTTGTAGTCGTCAAAGTTTACACGATTACGAGAAAAGAAATAGTGAGTTTTCTTACATAATAAAAAGAGCTAGGCTAAAAGTTGAGATAGGATATGAAAAAGATTTGAGAGATCCAGACATAAAACCAACAGGTGCTATATTTGCACTTAAAAATATGGGTTGGAGTGACAAGGTAGAGCAGGAAATAACAGAGCACAAAATAACAATAGTTGACCCCTTTGATAATAAATGATAGTTGACTTTTCTAATTTGCCTAAGCATATCACAAAGGCTTTTCATTTCCTTTACAATGGTAACATTCCGGATCATATAAGGTATGTTATTTTAATGGGTGGTCGAGGTTCTGGAAAGTCCAGGAACTTGCCACCTAAACCGATAAAAAACACGTTTAAACCTTCTAAAAAAGCTAATATATTAGTGGTTCAGAAAACGTTCGCAAGTATCAAAGATGCTAGCTATGAGAACATTGTGCAATCAATCGAGCGTTTAGGGTTAACTAATTGCTTTACTATTACTAAATCACCTATGCAGATTGTAAATAATCTTACAGGCGCAAAGTTTCTTTTTAGGGGTTTAGATAATCCAGAGAAATTGAAGTCTATTGAGGGAGTAGGAACCGTAATAATTGAAGAGGCCGACCTATTAACAGAACGAGACTTTGAAATATTAGACCTTTCTATTAGAGGGGCTGATGATATTAAGATATATTTGCTATTCAACCCTTGTGCGCCTACAACATTCATTAAAAAAGAGTTTATTGATAAAGAGAGAGATGATACATATATACATCATTCAACCTACTTGGATAATCCATATTTGGGAAAGTCTTTTTATGCTAAAATGGAGCGTTTAAAGGTCGAAAATCCTAAGATGTATGAAATAGATGGACTAGGTAATTTTGGGGTTGTTGAGGGGCTTATTTATAGTAATTTTGCTATTGAGGCTTTTGATGAGGATGCGATAATTGATAAACCTACTTTTGGGCTTGACTGGGGATGGGTTCACCCTGCAACGGTTATAAAAACTCAATTAAGAGATAATACTCTTTATGTAGTAGATGAGATATGCGAGAGCTATTTAGAGAATGATAAGTTATGGGGTAAAATAAAGGCTAAAGGCTGGGATAATGAGCTATTAAATGCAGATTGTGCAGAGCCTAAGTCAATAGCAACCTTTGCTGGTTATGGTGCTAAAATAAGAGGTACTAATAAAAAAAGTGCAACAGTTGTGGAACAGATTAAAATAATGCAAGGGTTTAAAATTGTTGTACACCCTAGATGTAAGAATGTTATAAAAGAGTTATATTCTTACAAGTGGAAAGTAGATAAAAATGGAGATTCAATCGAAAAGCCCGTTGATGTTGGTGATGATTGTTTAGATGCTATGAGATACTCTATTAACGATATTTTAAGCAGATCATCAAAAGTCGAAACGGGTAACTCTTTTAGTTTATGGGGTTAATAATGTATATTTTATTAAAAAACAGGAGTTTATATGGGTTTAAATTGGGATGATAATAATCTCTATACGTCAATAGAGACAGTTTACAAGGGCGATGGAGCAATACAAAACGGTGATTGTTTAGAGCGTTTAGCAGATGAGAGCGATAGTTGGTTACAGCAAAGGAAACAGCGTTCACAGTCTAATAACTATATGCAAATGATTGTACAAAATAGATATATGCAGATATTCACTGCGCCTATCTATAGAGAGCGAGAAGCTACACCAGAAGTAAAAAGTTACTTAGAGGTCTTTGATAAATCAGTAGACAATATGGGAACTGAGAGAGATTTGTTTATGCGACAAGGTGCAGAGATTACAGCTTTAATGGGTAGAGGGTTCTTATTTATGAATAACTATCCAGAAGAGCAGATAAACACACTTAATAGACAGCAACAGAAAGAACAGAGGGTTTTACCTTACGCAAAATGGGTATCACCTAAAAACATTGATTCAAAGAGTATCAAAAAAGATGCATTTGGGCGATTAGTTGAGATAGGATACTTTTATTATGCAGAAGCTCCAGAGCTTGGTTTGATAAAGGTAGCAGATTTATACACTAAAACAGGTATAGAAACATATACACTTGTTAAAAAAGATGGTGATGAGATTATTGAATACGATTCAATTAAAGAGGCTTTAGAAGATGAGGAAAGGCTCACTGATTTAGATAAATCGGTTATATATAACTACTGGGAACTATATAAAGAGATACCAGTAAGAGTTGTTAAATATACCGATAATTTAAGTGGTAATGAGACACTTACAACACCTAATACGTTATCTATTGCTAAAACTTGTTATTGTATCTATGTGAGGCAATCTGAAACTGAAATGACACTTTCAAAAAACAATATGGCTATACTTGTTTTACCTATGAGTGCAGGTGAGAAGCCAGAAAAAGTAGATACTGCAAATGATACATATTTAAGATGTTCTCCAGAGGGTAACACACCTTATTTTTTAGCACCAGATTTAACAGCAGTTGATGTCTCAAAAGGTCTTACAAAAGAAGATGTGGAAAATATGTTCAAGCAAGAGGGTATGAATTATGCAACAGGTACAACTGCACAAAGTGGTTTAAGTAAAGAGATGGATAACCAGCAGAATAACACAAAGTTATCATTTCTAGCTCTGGAGCTCAAAAAAGCAGATGAATGGCTTGATTTATGGTTTACAAGGTTTATGTTGCTTGAAACTTCATATACCTCAACTGATGCGATGTATAAGCTAGATTACAATGCTATTGATGTTGAAAACCAAGTTAAATTATTAGGTACTCTTTTAGATGTTGGTGGTGATGAGATTGATGAAGTTAGAAAAGAAGTTGTTTCTAAGCTTTCAGAGGTAGCATTTAAAAAGACTGATCCAAGTATATTTAAGACTATTAAACAGGCTATACTTAATTGGATTCCTGCTGGTGAAGTTAATCTTAACAATGTTGAATAATGCCAACAGATAAACAATTATATGATCTCTATATAAAAGAAATGAAAGCTACAGGGTTGCAGGTTAATAAAAAACTTGCAGCCTTTGTTGATTCGTTCGCTAATAGGGTGATAAAAGAACCTAATAGGGATATTGCAGTTATTTATAGAGAAGAGGTAAAAAGCTGGGGTATTGTTGATGATGTTGCAAAGACTATACAAGGTGGAATGATTAACCAAACAGCAATCGGTTTTGGTATTATGCCAGAGTTTAGCGCTGATATTATGGGTGAAAATTCAACAGCAGATTTAAAAAAGATATTTGGTAAATCTAAAGGAAAAGAGCTCTCAAAAGGTGTTTATGATTCTGTTACTAACTCACAAAAAACGATATATAAACAGATTCAGAAAAATGCTAGGCTCAATAAGACATGGAAAGAAACGAGTAAGGACATTGGAAAGGCTTTAAAAGGTAATTTAAAAGATTATGAGAATTTACCGAACCATATTAAAAAACTTGAATCTGTAGGTCGTAAAGCCTTAACAAGTGGAGATAAAAGAGCATTTGTAAAGCGATTAGAGAGAAGCAGAAAAGAACTTGAGTTATTAAGCGATAATAGAGCGTTAAAAAAGAGCTATAAGACAGCCTTTAAACGACTAGAAAGTGCTATTAAAAAGAATGATAATGTAATGTTTGAAAAGGCTATAAAACAAGCTACAAAAGCAAAAAACCAGTCGTTAAGTGAGAGAACTGTAATTACTGAACAATCGAGAGTTTTTGAACAAAGCAGATTTGATGAGAGAGTTGACAACCCTTTGATAACAGGGGTTAAATTCAATCTTTCAAGCGATCACGACTTTACAGACCAATGCGACACAATAGCAGCTTTTAACAATGGAGCAGGTGCAGGGATTTACAGCTTATCTAATCAACCAGCAATGCCAATACACCCAAACGGAGTATCATTTTTAACCGATGTAACAAAAGACGAATTAACACAGACTCAAGCCGATAAACTAGGTTATAATAGCTCTAAAATAGGTAAAGCAGGGGTAAAACAGAAGTTACAACCAAGCCAAGTGGAAGCCCTTGAAAAGATGGAGTTTATGCAGGTGGTTAAAGTTGATAAAGAAGAGCTTGAAAATATTGTCACCAAGTAGTTGACAAGCCCCATATAATTTTATATATTTCTGTTCTCGCTTTAAGTTCGGTGTGTGAGGTTCGAAACTTGCACACCACCTTTTGAATTTAAAGTGAATAATCTATAACTTAAAGGAGAAAAGATGAATCTATATTGCACAAATGAAGAGTTGAACATATTGCGAAAAGCCCGGAAAGGTGAAAAGCTGGATACTTGTTTGGAAAGCTCTTTTATTTTAAACCATGAGCTTAAAGTACTTGGTAGAGAAACAGAAAAAGTGATTAAAAAGCACAAAAATTTCCTTATTGGTTTGTATTTTGTGTTAGTTTTTATAGTAATGATTTTTTAAAAACCCTAACAGAAAAAGAACTGGATGAGCTGGATATTCAACTAAATTATGGTGAGTATTCTGCTTGCAATATAACAAAAGATAGAAAAAGTATAGATATTTATTAAATAAAGGCTATAAATAACTTATATTTAACTAATTACATTAACAAAAGGAGAAAAAAAATGAGTAAAAAAATCAAACAGTTTACAACGGATATTGACGCACTTGAGATTGACGAAACAGTTAAAGAGATGTTAAAAGCTGGTGTATCTGATCTTAACGAAGAGTTTAAAACAGAGATCACAAGAACTAAAACAAAGTTGAATGAAGGTTTTTTAACTGAAAAATCAGAGTTTGAGAAGAAACTTGAAGAGCTTAAAACACCACCGGCAGCAGACCCCAACAAAGATGTTTTAGACCAGATTGAAATATTAAAACGAGAGCTTGCAAGTGAAAAAGAGCTCAGAGAATCAGCTGAAATGTTAAGAACTGAGGGAACTATCAAAAGTGGATTAATAAAGGCTTTTGATGGTTCAATTGATGCTGAGTTACTAGCTGATAAATACCTTAACAAGTTTAAAATCGTTGAAGGTAAGTTATTTACTAATGATGACAACTTAACCGATGTAAACACCTTTATTGAAAACTTAAAAGTAGAAAAGGCTAACTGGTGGGGTGCAACTGGCAACGGTGGTAATGGTAGTAATGGAGAAGGTGGAAAAGGCGGAAGCGATATCTTCACAATGGATCAGATTAATAACATGAGTGAGCAAGCTATTTTGGCCAATATGGAAAAGGTAGATAAATCTATCGCATATCACAATAAAAATTCTTAGTTGACTTTTAAATAATAATAATATTATATTTTAGTTAGTTACTTGATAGTAACATTCTAATCAAATTTTTAAAGCTGATGCTTTAAGTTATAAATAACTTAGGTGTCGGCTTTTTTATTGTAGCCACACCACCAACAAAAAAAAAGGAGTGGCAAAATGGCTACAACATCACTAGTGCCGGTGGTAGTATCGGCAAAATTAAACAAAATCTTCCAAGAGCAGTCAATGGCTCGCAATATCACGACTAACGAGTGGGAAGGTGAGGTAATGGATGAGGGCGCATCTGTTAAAATTCAGAGTTTCGCAGCGTCAACAGTTAAAAATTATGCTGGTTCAGTTGCTTATGAAGGAGCAACATCATCAAGTGTTACACTAACAATTAATGTAACTAAATACTTCGCAACAGAAGTAACAAAGGTAGAGCAGAAACAGGCTAAAAAGGGTATTGATATCATGAGTGGAATTGTTGCTAGAACAATGCCAAACGTAATGCTTGAAGCTGACAAAGCTGTTATGGCTTTACATTCTAGTATCACAACTAATACGAGAGGTAATACTACAACTCCGATTGCTGTTAATTCTGCAAACATTGTGGATGAATTTGTGCTTTTCAATACTGTAATGGATAGAGAGAACGTAAACCCAGAAGATAGATTTATGGTTTTACCTCCAGAACTTTATGCTAAAATCACACTTGCAGGGATTACGCTTGACACTGACAATTCAGAAGTTTTATCTAATAACTGGAAAGGTAAATTCTTAGGTGTAGATGTATGGGTATCTAATCAGGTTGTTGAAGATGGTACTGGTAAATATAAGTGTATCGGTGGTTCTTACTCTGGTATCGCATTTGCTCAGCAGATCATGGATGTGGAGTACTTTGAAAAACTAGAAGGTAAATTTGCAAGTGCTGTTAGAGGTCTTTCAGTTTTTGGTACTGACATCATTAACGAAGATAAATTATATCTTCTAACTGCAACAGCAGCGGCAGAGGCATAGTAAATGTTATCTCCGAACATTCTAAAAAAGCGAGCTGCAGAGCGTAAAGCGAAAGCAAAAGCTGTTTTAGTTCGTTTGAAAGAAGGTGATAAACCTAAAAAAAAATCTAAGTCAAAAAAGGCTGAAAAATAGACGTCAAAGTTGACATAGATACAAATTCCTTAGTTAATGCAATGAGGAAGAGCCCCAATCAAATGCGAGAGGGGCTTAACCTCGCATTGATTAAAATAGGTCGAAAATTAGAGACTGACGCAAAGCGAGACCATAGATATAAAAGAAGATCAGGAAAACTACAAGAAGATACAGGATATAAAGTATTTACCCGTAAGGGTGTAACTTTTAGAGCAATTACATTAAAATTTGGTTTAGGCTTTGGCCGTACTAAAGCAGCTAAAAAATACGGTAAAAGTGTACATGAAGGGCATGGGACATGGAGACCAGACCAGTTTATATACAAGGCAGTGAAAAAAAACAAGTTGTTTATAGATAGAGAAATAAACGAAGCGATAAAAAAGGTTACCAAAAAGGTTTAAAATATGGCAACATACATAGTTGAAAGTGAGATTACAGATTATTCAGTAAGAAGCGTCAAAGCTGATGCAGGTGAGTTTACCAGTTTTATTGACACTTATTTAAACAGAGCTGATAAATGGTATATAGAGAGAGCTGAAGAGCTAGGCATTGAAGAGATTGATATAATTACTTATTCGCAAGGCATGAAAAATAGCGTTATAAAGCTTCTTAGGACATATGTA